GCTGTGGAACACGCTGGACTGTTTGCCATTCAGCGCCAGGTAGCCCGACTGGTGATAGCTGCCAGGAGCAAAGGTCCGGGTAGCTGGCTTCAGTGGCGGAAAATCTGGCATTGGTTAAAAATCAAGGAAGAAAGTTAGACCATGGAATCACGTTGTAATCATTGTCTATTACTTCTATTGTGTATCTGTATCTATTAATGTAGCGGAAGTTATCTTCGTTTTTTGCATTAAACTCTCTCATTCCTTGTCTTGCCAAATAACCATCAATTTCAACAAGATGGCCATACTGTTCGCTTAAATAATAAAACCTTACCAATGAACCGGCAAATGATCCAGCTCCATGGGGGTATGTTGGGTCTATTTCGCGTATTACAGTATGTCCGTTTTCTACTATTAACTTAGTAGTGTTTTCTTGTATCAAACCATTAAAGTTATGATAATCTCCCAGAGCAAAAACTGACTCATCTGGGTAATAAATGTCTGTTTTTAGCTCAATGCTATACCTAACTCTTTGAGGCGTTGAAAAAATAATTGTTGAAAATGGTAGATCTGACGGTTCGTCTCCTCTTGTCGGCGGCGGCTCTGGCGGCGGCTCTGGCGGCGGCTCTGGCGGCGACTCAAAGATTGCCAGCCCATCATTCAACACAGTCACAACATCAAAGCCGCCAGTGGTTGCCGAAATGCTAAACGGCATTCGGTAACTGCCAGTCGCTGGGAAATCAGCAGACGTGTAGTCCACTCGGAACTCACCCTCGAAGATTCGATCAGCCGGCGGCGGATGCCCGGTGTCATCATCTGGGTAATTTTCAGCCGTCCAGGCATAAGCAACAAGCCCGGCGAACGACAGGGACGGCAGGCTGCCAGGCTGTGGATCCAGCAAAATCCCGTTCTTGTCGTAGGCCTTTGTCGTGCCGCTGGTGATCGTGGCGTACAGGTCGCCCAGATCCGGCAACGGCGCCAGGCCCGCAGGCTCGATGCGCATCTTGACCACCAGCGTTGTGCCATCCCAGGCCACGTGACTGATGTAGAGAAGCGCTTCGCTGGGGTCAAGCGGCGCCGGTATTGCTTCGCTGTCAGGCTCGTCCATCACAACTTCATAATCAACAAAGCTGCCAACGGTGTAGGTTTCAGCCGGAACAGTGGTGTCAGTGCTGCTGTTCACATCGCAACCGACTCCGGTCTTATTGCTTTCAAGCAGGATGCCGGTCGGTGTGGCCCCCACCACGTCCAGGCTGACCAGGCTGGCGCCATCGCTGTTGACGGGGAAATGAGTCATCTCGTATGTGACCCGTCCGGTTGCTGCTCTTGAAATGCGGTTGATCTCGTAGAGAAAGTCGTGAGAGGTCTGGCTCTGGCCGCTGATCACTCGCTGCAGCGACACGCGCACGATGTCACCCGGCACCAGTTCGGTTTCAGTCACCACCGGCCGGCAATTCAGTCTGATGGTGTGGCTGATGTGCTTGCGTCTGGCTCGAACGTATGCCGCGACCTTGACGGCATGGTCTTCCCTGGTGCAGAAGGCGCTCAGGTCGTGCTGCTCATACGGACCGCTGACGGCTTCGCCGCTGTAGCGCACCTCACTGGTGCGGATGATGCCAAAGTCATCCGTCAGCTGCTGGCGCCAAATGGTTTGAGCGCAGAACGGTCGCTGATCAACCAGTGAAACATAGCTGATCTCCAGGCCGTCAGGCAGCACATGGTCTTCGGTGAACGTAAAGACGGGCGTGATTGCCGTGGTCTTGATGGTGTAGTCGTTGTTGATCGGCAGCAGCGGCCTGAGCCCACGCTTGCCGTTGTTGCGGGTTTCTGCCAACAACAAGTACGGTGCCGTCTTGGCAAAGAAATCAGCCAGGTTTTCGCTTTTGTCAATCAGGATGTCACAGGACAGGTTGTTGACGGCCAGGAAATGCGCCGCCGTGGTCAGCGCATCGAAATCAATCATGGTGTCTGGCAGGTTGGCGCAGTTGCGAAATGCCCAAAGCGCCAGGTCGGCGTAGTTGTTGCTGCTGCCGGTGGTTTCCTCAATGATGCGCGGCACTTCGATGCCATTGCGGATAAAACAGTGAACTTGGCGATTCCACTGGTCAACGCCGTTCGGCAAGGTGTTCTCGAACGACAGCGTGGCCATGTTGCTATAGACGCCGACGTTGCCGCAGTAGTAGGGGCACTGCGGCATGGCATAGGAACCGCCGCGATCAACGATCACGTTGCCTGGCGTCCATGTGCCTGCCCTGCGGTCATAGGTCTGGCTGAATGTGCCAACCCTGCAGCTGCGCTGAAACACATCGCGCACCTGAATTGAACCGATCTGGCCTTCTGAAAGGGCCAGGTGGTAGTAAGCCGTGACCTCATTGGTGGTGCTGTTGCTGAAACGCGCTTCCGTTGCCGGTGGCGACATCAGCACGCCACCGGTGCCGTTGGTTTCATTGCGGCGGCAGAAGACAACAGGCACCGCCTCGCCCAGTACTGCAGCGCGCTGAGGGGTATCAAGCTTGCTGTTGCCTTGTGCAGCGCCACCTTGTAGCGGCGCCTTGACCAGGCCCGCCTCGATGGCGATCAGCGCCAGTGGATCGCTGACAACGATGCTCATAGACGGCAGCCCTTCCCGATCAGTCTGGTGGTCATCGTGCGCGGCGGAATTGACGCTCCAACCGGCGTCAAGGCGGAGCCCAGGGCCAGGCTGATCTGCGACAACGTGGCCGACGCATCCACGACCTGGCCAATGAAAGTGGCCAGCAGCTGCTGACCCGCCTGAGGCGCTTCATCGTCGATTGCTGGGTCAAAGGTGTAGATCTTCAACTCAACCAGCCGTTCAAGGTTCCTGGCAGCATTTGCTGCCTCCAGCAGCGCCGGCAGCGCCGGCATCGTGAGCGTGACGGATGTCTCGTCACCCGACAGGCCAGCCGTGATGCCATTGGTCTCAAATGGCTGGAACTCCCAGCTGGCGCCATCCCATGTCACGGCCTGGTTGACATAGAAGGACTGCCACCGCTGATAGGTGTCGTCTGCGTCGTAGATGCGCAAGTATTGAGCTTGTGCCTGCGCCATCAGCGGATGCCCAGCGCACGCCGAGCGGCAGGCGTCCGCACGCGGGACAGGACGCCATCAGCGGTGATCCGCATGGCACGCTCAAGGTCCTTGACCGATACCCATTGCTCGCCCTGTGCTTGCAGCGTGGGACCGGTGGTGATCGAGATCTGAACGTCACCAGTCGAGCCGCTGCCGGCGCCCTGGAGCACCGCAGCGCCGCGGGCGCCGGCCAGGTAGTTGCGCGCCGCTGCGGCCATTTGCCGTTCGGGAACAATGTATTCTGGCCCTGCCTCGCCCACTAGTGCCAGGGTCGGCGCATCAACCATGCCGCCGGCGGCAAACCTGGGAATGTTCAAGTACGGGACCAAAGGAACATCAGGCCCGGGAAGTCGATTGAAGGCGATGATCAGGCTGTTTACGTTGGCGATCACGCCATTCACGGCTCCAGCAATGGCGCCCAGAAAGCCATTGATCACGCTGCGGACGGCATTCACCGCGCCATTCCAAATCTTGGGGAAGAAGTCCGCCACGGCGGCCATGGCATTGCGCAGCATCGTCATCAGGCCGTTCCAAGCCGTGTTGATCGGCTGGATGACGTAGGTGACAAAGAAGCCACTAAGGCTTGACCAGGCGCCCTTGATCCAGGCCCAGGCGTTGGTCACAGGCTCACGCAGCACCACATTCCAGAGGTTGATCCATGGCTGCACCCAGAGTTGATAGGCGATGGCGTAAAGCGCCGTCAGTGCGGTGGTGGCCACACCCGTCAACCAGCTCCAGATGGCTGTCACCGGCTCTCTGAGCACGTTGTTCCAGAGGTTGATCCATGGATCCACCCAGATGGCGCGAAACACAGCCAGCAGCGCGGCGCCAGCCTGCAGGAACTGCTGGCCCAGCCAGCCAAGAAACTTTCCGATTGGCTCACGAAACGCCACCACCATGGCCACCACAGCCGCCACCGCCAGCACCGTCCAGCCGACAGGACCAGAGAACAGAGCCAGCAGGCCAGGGATCAGCGTGCTGGTGGCAAAAGCCAACAGGCCGCCCAGCGCAGCAGTGATTGCGGCAATGGCAGGACCAACGACGCCACCCAGGGAGGCGATGGCACCGATTGCCGGAGCCAGCACCACGAAAGCCGCCGCCAGGGCGGCAACGCCTCCCACGAGCGCCTGCAGCGGGCCGGGGAGTTTCCCGAAGCCATCAGCAATGGCTGAAACGCCATCAGTCAACGCGGTCAGTAACGGCAGCAAAGCGGTCCCAACGCCGACACCCAGCTGCAGCATCTTGGCCTGCAATGCCGCCATCTTGTCGTTGAACTTATCGGC